TTACGCTCCGACCTTGATTTCTGTGCCGTTGGCAAATGCAAAGGTGACTTCGCCGTTCCTGTGGACGATGGCCCTTTCAATCATCACCGTCCAGATGGTGTCGTTCCAGTCGTGCATCACCTCCGGCTGTTTCTTGAGGGTGCGGATATAAAGCGCCATCTTTTTGTCCTGCTGACTGCGGGAGGTGCGTAGGCTCTGCAACCTTTCCAGTTCCGCAGCCGCTTTCTCGTACCGTTCGGTGAGGGCTTCGTACTTTTTGAGGTAGGCTTCCTGGGACTGTGCCGTGGATGCGTTTTCCTTGACTGCCGCCTTGACCAGTTCGGCAACCACCTGGGTCTCCTCAAGTTGCCGTTCAATGTCGGCATCCAGTGTTCCGAAGTCCATCAGCTTCTGCCGCCACGCTTCGATTTCCTTTATAATCTGTACTCGATCCTGCATCATCAGATTGTAGGCTTTGATGAAAAGCCGCTGTATGGTTTCTGTGTCCAATGCAGGGGTGTGGCAGTGTTCCTCACTTGCGAATTTGCCGTTGCATTGCCAGATGGTACGGCGGTACTGGTCGGTGGAGTGCCAGACCTTGGGGCCAAAGAAGGCGCCGCAGTCCTCGCATACCAGTTTGGCAGAAAGAACGCTTTTGCCGCTGTAGGCTTTCCCCAGGGTCTTTCGTCTGGCAAACTCTGCCTGCACTTGCTCCCATTCGTCCGGCTCAATGATGGCGGGGTGGCTGCCCGTCACATAATACTGTGGGACTTCGCCCTCGTTGGGCTTCATTTTCTTTTCCAGAAAATCCACTGTGAACTTCTTCTGGAGCAGCGCATCACCCTTGTATTTTTCGTTCTGAAGGATACTGGTGACCGTAGTCTTGCTCCATTTTGCTTTACCGCCCGGTGATGGGATGCCCAACTCTTCCAGGTACTTGCAAATGCCTGCCTGGGTCTTGCCCTCAAGGAAAAGGCCGTAAATCAGCTTCACAACCCTGGCTTCACTTTCGACAACCGCAGGTCGTCCGTCCTCGCCCTTTTCATAACCGAGGAAGCGTTTGTACGGCAGATGCACTTTGCCATCGGAGAAGCTCTTGCGCTGTCCCCAGGTGATGTTTTCGGAAATGCTGCGGCTTTCTTCCTGCGCCAGAGAGGACATAATGGTGATGAGCAGTTCACCCTTGCCGTCAAAGGTGTAGATACCCTCTTTTTCAAAGTAGCATTCCACGCCGTTCTCTTTCAGCTTTCGGATGGTGACCAGGCTGTCAACCGTGTTTCTCGCAAATCGGCTGACCGACTTGGTAACGATGAGGTCAATTTTGCCGTCCAGGGCATCCGTGATCATTTCTTTGAACCCCTCACGGCGCTTGGTGTTAGTGCCGGAAATGCCCTCGTCCGTATAGACTTTTACGAACTCCCATTCTGGCTTGGACTGTATGAATTTGGTGTAGTAGTCAACCTGGGCTTCATAACTGGTGAACTGTTCATCGCTGTCTGTGGAAACACGGGCGTATCCGGCGACACGTCTTTTCCGTGCTGCCACCGAAGGCAGATGCGTCAGTGGGTTTATGGTAGCAGGTATCATTGTAACTTTAGGCATTCTGGTTCCTCCTTTCCAAGGCTTTTTGACGGGCTGTTGCTTTCATCTCGTCCGTCCAACTTTGTCGGCGTGAGCGGTCTTTCCATATCCGAGTGACCTCCGAGCCGTCAAAGAAGCGGAAAATCAGCACATTCCCGTTGCAGACCAGGATGCTCTTTATGAGCCTGCGGAGTAATTCCTCTGAAAAATCCACCTGCCCAAGCACTTCTGCGGTCGCTGCCTGCAAGGTTTCTTCGGGGATCTGCTTGGAAGCACAGGCAGCTTTGCCCCTCGAATTGAATGTACCGCAAACCCAGACGGGACCCGTTTTCGTGACCTTGCGCCGATAGTTCTTTCCGCAGCCGTCACAGACCAGGAGGCTTGTGAAAGGGTACGCTTTCTTGGGCGCAGGCTTCTTCAAGAACCGAGCCGCCCGTCGGGTTTTCTCTGCCTGCACCGCTTGGAAGGTCTCCATGTCGATGATGGCATCGTGGGCATCCTCTGCGTGGTACTTGGGCAGTTCACCGTTATTGATGATGGTTTTCTTGGTGATGTGGTTCTCACGGAAGGTTTTCTGTAAAATCAGATTCCCCGTATAAGTGTAGTTGCTGAGTATCTTTGAAATTACGGACTGACCCCATTGCTTTCCGAAGCGTGACGGGATGCCGTCCTCATTCAGTCTCTTGGCAATGGTAAGGTAGCCATCGCCGGAAAGGTACTCGTCATAAATGCGGCGGACAAGGTCTGCTTCCTCTGGGATAATCTCGTACCGACCGTTTTTCAGTCGGTATCCGAGCATAAGGCGTCTGCCGATTATGCCGTCATGTTCATCGAAAATCTGTGTCACACCAAAGGCACATGGGCGGGAAAGCCATTCGAGCTTATCGACTGGCAGGAGCAGATAATCCGAGATTTGTTCGGAACGCTGAAGCCGAACGGTTACCGGCAGTTCAACACGGCGTACATTGAGATACCGAAGAAGCAAGGTAAATCCGAGCTTGCCGCCGCTGTTGCGCTGCTTCTCACCTGCGGTGACGGTGAGGAACGAGCCGAGGTTTACGGCTGCGCCGCCGACAGACAGCAGGCGGCTATCGTGTTTGATGTCGCAGCAGATATGGTGCGAATGTGTCCTGCGCTGTCAAAGAGAGTGAAGATTTTAGCGTCACAGAAGCGGCTAATATACATACCCACCAATTCGTTCTACCAGGTGCTTTCGGCAGAAGCGTACAGCAAGCACGGTTTCAATATCCACGGCGTTGTTTTTGACGAGCTGCACACTCAGCCGAACCGCAAGCTGTTTGATGTAATGACGAAAGGCTCCGGCGACGCCCGAATGCAGCCACTGTATTTCCTTATAACCACCGCCGGAACGGACACTCACAGCATTTGCTACGAAACTCATCAGAAAGCCAAGGATATAATTGAGGGTCGGAAAATCGACCCTACTTTTTATCCCGTGATTTACGGCGCTGATGAATCCGATGACTGGACTGACCCGAAAGTGTGGAAGAAAGCAAATCCGAGCCTTGACATTACGGTCGGTATCGATAAAGTAAAAGCCGCCTGCGAATCGGCAAAGCAGAATCCCGGCGAGGAGAACGCTTTCCGACAGTTTCGTCTGAACCAGTGGGTAAAGCAGGCGGTGCGTTGGATGCCGATGGAGAAATGGGACAATTGTGCATTCGCCGTTGACGAGGACGAACTGGAAGGTCGTGTCTGCTACGGCGGGCTTGACCTTTCGTCAACCACGGATATTACTGCGTTCGTACTTGCTTTTCCTCCTTTGGACGATGAGGATAAGTACATCATTCTGCCGTACTTCTGGATTCCCGAGGATAATCTGACTCTGCGTGTTAACCGTGACCATGTTCCTTATGATGTGTGGGAACGACAAGGTTATTTGCAGACAACCGAGGGTAATGTAGTGCATTACGGCTTTATTGAAAAATTCATCGAGAAACTCGGCGAACGTTTCAATATCCGTGAGATAGCCTTTGACCGTTGGGGTGCGGTTCAGATGGTGCAGAACCTCGAGGGCATGGGCTTCACAGTAGTGCCTTTCGGACAGGGGTTTAAAGATATGTCCCCGCCGACAAAGGAGCTGATGAAACTGGTGCTTGAACAGAAAATAGCCCACGGCGGTCACCCTGTTCTGCGGTGGAACATGGACAATATTTACATTCGCACCGACCCCGCCGGTAACATCAAGGCTGATAAGGAAAAGTCCACAGAAAAGATTGACGGAGCAGTAGCTACTATTATGGCTCTCGACCGCGCTATCCGCTGCGGAAACGACCACGGGGCTAGTGTGTATGATGACAGAGGAATACTTTTTATCTGATGCGTATAATCTTATTGACAAAGTAGCATAATTGTGATATAATATGACTACCAACATAGGAGGTGTTTTTTATGACAAATTCTATTTCAATAAGACCGTCAAAGGACATTCGCACTAATTACGCTCAGATTTCCGCACTTACAAGAGATAATCCGGTAGCAATCACGGTTAACGGCAAGGAGGATACTGTACTTCTTAGTCATGAGGATTATCAGCAGACCATGCATTATATTTCCGAGCTTGAAGAAAAACTTGCTCTGTATGCTCATCTTGCGCAAAGCATGGATGATATAAGGCTTGGAAGAGTCCACAGCGCTGATGATGTATTCAACGATTTATTAAACGACCTAGAGAACCTTGATGTATGAATTGCAGAGTAATATTCACTGATACGGCAGAAGCTGATCTTCGCGATATAGCCTTTTATATTGCAAAGCAGTCAAAGGATAAGAATATTGCGATCCGTTTTGTAAACAAGCTAAGAGAAAAATGCAAAAATCTCGAAATACTGCCGGAAAGCGGCTCGCTACCCAAGGAAAGGGTTCTTGTGAGTAATGGATATCGTTTTCTCATTCATGATAATTACCTTATGTTTTATTATTATGTCAAGGAAGAAAACACGGTATACGTTAATGCGGTTTTCAACGCAAAGCAAGATTATACCCGCGTGATGAAAAAGTTTATATAACATAACAGAATAATTGTTAAGCATCTGTCAGCAATGGCAGGTGCTTTTCTTATGCCCATTTTACGAAAGGACTGACTACATGAAGATTTTCAGCAGTTTATTTCATTCCAGGGACAAGCCTAAAAACAGCACTGCCGGCAGCGCCTACCGCTTTTACATGGGCGGTTCTACCGCCGGAAAGAACGTCACCGAGCGTTCCGCAATGCAGATTACCGCCGTGTATTCCTGTGTTAGAGTGCTGTCGGAAGCTGTGGCGGGACTACCGCTGCACGTCTATAAGTACCGTTCGGACGGCGACAACATGGACGTTGCTGCCGTTTGCCCCAAGCGCGGCATGGACGCCGCGCAACAAAGGCAAACAGGCGGTAAGGAGAAAGCGATTAACCACTCCTTGTACCGTCTGCTCCACGATGAACCAAATCCCGAAATGACCTCGTTTGTTTTCCGTGAAACGCTTATGACGCACCTGCTCCTGTGGGGCAACGCATACGCGCAGATTATCCGCAACGGAAAGGGCGAGGTCATTGCTCTGTACCCGCTTATGCCGAACCGAATGTCGGTTGACCGTGATTCCAACGGAAAGCTGTACTACAAATACTACCGCGGCTCAGATAAAGCCATTCGCAGCAAGGAATACGAAGTCATTCTTTCGCCGGGCGATGTCCTGCATATTCCCGGACTTGGTTTTGACGGACTTGTCGGCTACTCGCCGATTGCAATGGCGAAGAACGCTATCGGACTTGCAATTGCGACCGAGGAATTCGGCGCTAAGTTCTTTGCGAACGGCGCAGCGCCAAGCGGCGTGCTTGAGCACCCGGGAACAATAAAGGACCCGACTAAGGTTCGTGAAGCGTGGCAGTCGCAGTTCGGCGGGAGTTCCAACAGCGGAAAGGTCGCTGTGCTTGAGGAGGGCATGAAATACACTCCCATCAGCATTTCTCCGGAGCAGGCGCAGTTCCTTGAAACAAGAAAATTTCAGATAAACGAGATAGCCCGAATTTTTAGAGTGCCGCCGCACATGGTTGGCGACCTTGAAAAATCGAGCTTTTCCAATATTGAGCAGCAGTCACTTGAATTCGTGAAATACACGCTTGAACCATGGCTTGTGCGTTGGGAGCAAAGCATGATGCGCTCCCTACTTACTCCAAGCGAGAAACAGGAATATTTCATCAAATTCAATGTTGACGGGCTGCTGCGCGGCGACTACGCAAGCCGAATGAGTGGTTACGCTACCGCAAGGCAAAACGGCTGGATGTCTGCGAACGATATTCGGGAGCTTGAAAATCTCGACCGCATTCCTGCCGAGGACGGCGGCGATTTATGCCTCATAAACGGCAACATGACAAAACTGGCTGATGCGGGTATCTTTGCGGCGGCTGACAGAGAGGAGGATAATTCTAATGAAGAAGTTCTGGAAATGGACAAACAAGATAGTGAAGAACGAGGAAACGCAGGAGCAGAACCCGGAGAGAACGCTGTTCCTAAACGGCACAATCGCAGATGAGAGTTGGTTCGATGATGATGTCACACCGCAGCTTTTCAAAGAGGAACTGATGTCCGGGAGCGGTGATATTACCGTATGGATTAACTCGCCCGGCGGTGACTGTGTGGCAGCGGCGCAAATCTACAATATGCTGATGGACTATAAGGGCAACGTCACGGTGAAGATTGACGGCATAGCCGCAAGTGCCGCTTCGGTTATTGCAATGGCAGGAAACAAGGTTTTGATGTCCCCTGTTTCAATGCTGATGATACACAATCCAATGACAGTTGCGATGGGCAACACAGCCGAAATGCAGAAAGCAATCGAAATGCTGTCCGAGGTCAAGGAAAGCATTATGAACGCTTATGAAATCAAGACCGGAATGAGCCGTGCGAAAATCTCGCATCTCATGGACGCTGAAACATGGATGAATGCAAACAAAGCGGTTGAACTCGGCTTTGCGGACGAAATACTTACCAGTGACGAGCCGAACGAAGCGCTTGCCGCAGATTCGCTGATGTATTCCGAAGCGCAGGTGGTAAATTCACTTATGGGCAGAATTGCAGAGAAATGCAAAATTGCGCCAAAAACCGAACACAAAACAAAAGCCGAGGATTTGTTTTCTCGGCTTGATTTGATTAAGAACTGGAGGTAACGAAAATGACAATTCTTGAACTGCGTGAAAAGCGCAATAAGGCATGGGAAGCCGCAAAGGCTTTCGTTGAAACAAAGCGCGATAAGGACGGACTTCTGTCCGCAGAGGACGCGGCTTCTTATGCCGAAATGGAGCAGAAAATCAAGGACTACGGCTCTGAAATCGAGCGTATGGAGCAGATGGCGGCTATGGACGCGCAGCTTTCCAAGCCTACGTCAGTCCCGCTTACTGGAAAGCCGCTGAACGGTGACAAGCCCAAGTCCGGCAGAGCAAGCGATGAGTACAAGGCGGCGATACTGAACGCTCTCCGCACGAATTTCAGACAGGTGTCCGATGTACTTTCCGAGGGCGTTGACGCTAACGGCGGATATCTCGTTCCCGAGGAGTACGACAGCCGCCTTATTGATACTCTGACCGAGGAAAATATCATGCGAAAGCTCGGTCACACCATCACTACCAGCGGTGAACACAAGATAAACATTGCCGCAACGAAGCCCGCCGCAGCATGGATTGACGAGGGCGGCGCGCTGTCTTTCGGTGACGCTACTTTTGCGCAGATTAACCTTGACGCGCACAAGCTGCACGTTGCGGTTAAGGTAACCGAGGAACTGCTTTATGACAACGCTTTCGGGCTTGAAAGCTACATAATCGAGCAGTTCGGCAAGGCGCTGTCCAATGCGGAGGAGGACGCTTTCCTCAACGGCGATGGTGTCGGAAAGCCTCTCGGACTTCTCTCCGACAAGGGCGGCGGCGAGGTGGCAATCACCACAGCAAGCGCAACTGCAATAACCGCCGATGAGATAATCAATCTTGTGTACTCACTCAAGCGCCCGTACCGCAAGAATGCAAAGTTCATCATGAACGACCAGACTATTGCGGCGCTCCGCAAGCTGAAAGACAACAACGGCGCATATCTCTGGCAGCCGTCACTCCAGGCGGGCGAGGTCGACAGGCTGTTCGGCTATGAGGTTTACACATCTCCGTATGTCCCCATAATCGCCGCAGGAAAGCCTGTAATCGCATTCGGTGACTTCAGCTACTATAACATCGGCGACCGTGGCACTCGTTCTTTTGCGGAACTCAAGGAGCTGTACGCAGGAAACGGCATGGTGGGCTTTGTGGCAAAGGAGCGCGTTGACGGTAAGTTGATTCTCCCCGAAGCTGTGCAGATTCTTAAAATGAAAGCCGGCTCGGGTTCGTGATGAATGAACTTCTAACCAAGGTTAAACAAAATCTCATACTGGAACACTCGGCGGACGATGAACTCATAAGCGGGTTCATCACTGCCGCTGTTTCCTACGCTGAAAGCTATCAGCATTTGCCCGAGAATTACTATTCTGTAAACGCAATGCCGCCGACTACCGAACAGGCGGTAATAATGCTGTCCTCGCATTTTTACGAATCGAGGGACGGCAGTACAGGCGGCTTTTTCGGGGACAATGTTCAGGCGGGGAAACAGGTGTGGGATACGGTGAATATGCTGCTGCGGCTGGACAGGCGGTGGAAAGTATGAGTTTCGGTAAAATGAACACGCAGATACAGATAACGCAGAAGCGGGTCACGCTCGATGACGAGGGTTTTCAGACGGAATCCGATGCTATTGTAGCAGAGGTCAGAGCCTATCGGGAGGGTCGGCACGGCAGCGAGAAATGGGCAAACCGAGCCGCCTTTTCCGAAGCTACCGACCTGTTCCGATTTCGCACCATTCCGGGAATGAAAATCACCATGGATATGCGATTGCTCTGCGGCGATTCTGTATTTGAGATAACCTCTGTCGAAGATGTGAAAGGCAGAGGTATGTATATTGAAGTGCTTGCAAAGGAGGTGCAGCCGAGTGGCTAAGGCTGATGTAAAAATGCCCGATGAATTTCTTGCGAGGATTTCTCGGCTTGGAGCGCAGACCGACAGCATTGCCGAAAAGGTATTGCAGGCGGGCGGCGAGGTCGCTCTCGCAAAGGTCAAAAGCAATCTGAAATCCGTTGTAGGTTCGGGAACGAAAAGTAAATCCCGCTCCACAGGAGGACTTGAACGGTCGCTCGGCTTATCTCCCGTTATGGTCGACAAAAACGGAAATCATGACATCAAGGTAGGATTTTCCGAGCCGAGAACGGACGGCGGCAGTAACGCTAAAATAGCGAATATCCTCGAATACGGCACAAGCAGTCAGTCAGCGAAACCTTTTCTGAAACCTGCGAAATCAGCTGTGAAAAAGCAGTGTGTGGAAGCCATGAAATCCGCGTTTGAAAAGGAGGTCGAGGGGCTGTGAGTTTGCTTTCGGAACTCTCTGCGATAGCTAAAAAGCTGAAAATCCCGGCGCAGACTGCGATGTATTCAGGAAAGGCTCCCGATGAATATCTGGTATTCACTCCGCTGTACGACAGCTTTGAACTTCACGCAGACAATGCGCCGACTGCCGATGTGCAGGAAGTACGGATTTCTCTGTTTACGAAAAGCAGTTACACCCGTACTGTGAGCAGGATTGTAAAGGTTCTGCTCAGCGCGGATATTACCGTAACCGCCCGAAAGTATGTCGGTTATGAGGACGAAACTGGCTATCATCATTACGCCGTTGATACGGCGAAAAACTATGAAATGGAGGAGATATAAATGGCAACAATAGGTCTTGACAAGCTGTTCTACGCTGAAATAACCGAGGACAGCGACGGCAGCGAAACCTACGGAGTTCCCGCTTCGCTTGCAAAGGCAATTTCGGCAGACCTCTCCGTGGAGCTTGCGGAAGCAACGTTATATGCCGATGACGGCGCTTCGGAAATCGTCAAGGAGTTCAAAAGCGGAACGCTTTCACTTGGCATTGACGATATAGGCAATGACGCGGCTTCGGTTCTGACGGGCGCGACTATCGACAGCAACAACGTAGTTATTTCAACAAGCGAGGACGGCGGCAAGCCCGTGGCTATCGGGTTTCGGGCGAAAAAATCCAACGGCAAATATCGCTATTTCTGGCTGTACAGAGTGAAGTTCGGTATTCCGTCAACCTCGCTTGCAACAAAGGGTGACAGCATTACGTTTTCCACGCCTACAATTGAAGGAACGGTCTTACGCAGAAATAAGCCGGACGGCAGCGGAAAGCACCCATGGAAAGCGGAAGCGACCGAGGGCGAGAAGAACGTTCCTGACAGTGTAATCACGGGTTGGTACAAGTCTGTATATGAACCAACATTCACGGCAAAGTCCGCTGAAACAGGCAAGTAACGGAGGTATGAGCAATGACGAATGAACGCAGTTCTTTAATAACCATCGGCGGTGAGCAGTACGAGATGATCCTCACCACCAGAGCGACAAAGGCTATTTCTAATCGCTATGGTGGACTGGATAACCTCGGTGACAAGCTGATGAGGTCTGAGAATATGGAGATGGCGCTTGATGAGATAATCTGGCTGATAACGCTGCTTTGCAATCAGAGCATTGAGATATATAATCTCAGAAACAGCGAGAAAAAGCCGCTTCTCACCGAGGAAACCGTGGAGCTTCTGACCTCTCCCAGCGAGCTTGCCGAGTACAAGGACGCTATCACCGAAGCTATGCTGAAAGGCACGAAGCGGAATATCGAAAGTGAAGATACCTCAAAAAATGCAGTAACAGCCGAGTGAATGACGCAGAACTGTTCACCCGGCTGTTCTATTACGGCGCGGCTCAGCTGCACCTCGCTTCGGAAGAGGTGTGGCTTATGCCGTTCGGGTTTCTGATGGATCTGTGGGAGTGCCATAAGCAGTTTATGGGCATTGCTAAACCTAAGCGTGAAGCGGATATTGACGAGGTTGTGCCTATGGGGATTTGATTGGAAAAGTGGTTGAAAAAAGTGGAGTTGCGTGGTATAATGGTTTTATAAAGGCAGATAATCTGCCCGATAAATCGGAATTTAACGCACATCTAAAAAACGAGAATTCACAAAAACGTAGCCATAAAACGGTGATGAAAGGATGTATAACTTATGAGTAAAAAAGTATTTGTTTTGGTACACGATTACTGGCATCACGATGATTCCATCAAGCCTATGATGGACTATCTGTTTAACGCAGATTATGAAGTAACATTCACAAAGAACCCAAATGATTATTTCAACGGGCAGTTTGATTTGTTTTTGTCTTTCAAAGATCCTATTGAAAATGATCAGATTCCTACTCCAATCTGGTGTGATGAAAAATGGACGGAGAAATTTCTGAATGATGTTCAGAATGGTATGGGAACGATTATGCTTCACGCATCACTTACTGATTACACAGAAAATCACGCAATCCTTACAAATGTTATAAGAAGTAACTTTATCACTCATCCCGAACAATGTCCGCTTACTGTAAAACCGATAGCAGAACATCCGATTATTGAAGGCATTGGCAAATTCACATTCCCTGATTTTGACGAACATTATGTAATGGAAATGATTCCGAATGCTGATACAACGATTCTTGCAGAAACCGTTTCAAAGAACGGCGTTCAGCCTGCTGTATGGATTCACACCTATGGCAAGGGAAAAATCTGCTGTATCGTTCCTGCACACACTACCCAAAATCTGACCTGTGAACCATTTGTCAAACTTGTAAAGAATGCTATTGATTGGGTTTAATAGCATTAATAGAGCGTCAAATTCCAATTTATCGAGCACTTTAACACAATAAAGGAGCAACCACTCGGCTGCTCCTTTTCCAAATACCCCCGAGCCGCAAGGCTCTTTTTTTATGCCCATTGCCAAGGAGGTGAAACAGAATGTCAGAGAATTTCGGCTTGAAAATAGGTCTTGAGGGCGAAAAGGAGTTCAAGAAATCCCTCGCCGAGATAAACAACTCGTTCAAGGTCCTCGGCTCCGAAATGAAGCTTGTGGATTCTCAGTTCGATAAGAACGATAAATCCGTCGAAGCCCTAACCGCCCGCAGCGAGGTTCTGAACAAGGAAATCGACGCACAAAAACAGAAAATCGAAACCCTCCGTTCTGCCCTCGCAAATGCGGCAGAGTCATTCGGCGAGAACGACCGCCGCACACAAAGCTGGCAGATACAGCTGAACAATGCGCAGGCGGCTTTGAACGGTATGGAGCGTGAACTGAATGTCAACAACACCGCCCTTGAAAATGCTGACAAGGGTCTTGACGAAGCGGGAGATGAAGCAAAGGACTTCTCCAATTCCGTAAAGAAAGCCGCCGATACCAGCGAGGACGCTGACGGGAAACTGAGCAAACTCGGGGATACCGCAAAGAAAATCGGTGCGGCTCTGGGTGCCGCTGCAGCCGCAGTAGGAACAGCCTGCGTTGCCGCAGGAAAAAAGCTGTGGGACATGGCGAACGATGTAGGTTCTGCTGGCGATCAGATTGACAAGACCTCGCAGAAAATCGGCATAAGCGCCGAAAGCTACCAAAAGTGGGGCTATGTATTTGAGCGCTGCGGCGCTGACGTGAACAACCTCCAGACGGGCATGAAAAAGCTGTCCACCGTCATTACGGACGCGGCGGGCGGCTCGGATTCCGCTGCCGAAAAGCTGTCCGCTGTCGGGCTTTCCATCGAGGAACTGAACGGTAAATCCCAGGACGAACAGCTGAGCATGGTGATAACCGCTCTGCAAGGCATGGAAGCAGGCGCAGAGCGCACCGCCGCCGCAAACGACCTCCTCGGAAAATCCGCTGTGGACATGGCGGCAGTCCTAAACACAAGCGTAGAGGAAACCGAGCGTCTGAAGCAGGAAGCCGAGGATTACGGCATGGTTATGAGCAACGAAGCGGTAGCTGCGTCCGCTGCTTTTGAGGACAGCCTTACCAAGCTGTCGCACACCGCAGGCGGTCTGAAGAACCGCATGGTGGGAGAACTCCTGCCGGGAATAACGCAGATCACAGACGGACTTGCTGACCTCCTCGCAGGCAACGAGCAAGCGGCGGACGAACTGAAAAATGGCGTTACATCTGTTATCGACACTATCCGAACGCTGATTCCGCAGTTTGCTGAACTCACAACTTCGATTGCAGGAGCGGTCCTAGAAAGCGCTCCCGGTATCATCAAGGCGCTTGCAGACGGACTGCTGTCGGCTATTTCGGAACTTACTCCTACACTCGCCAAAATCGTGACCGAGATTATTTCGGCTTTGGTAGGACTACTGCCGCAGATAGTTTCGGCGGGAGCGGATATTCTGTTGTCGCTTATCAAGGGTATTGCGGAAACAATTCCACAGCTTGTTCCGCAGATTGTGACGGTAGTCGTTGAGATTGTGAAAACGCTTGTGGACAACCTGCCACTTATTTTGGACGCAGCCTTACAGCTTGTGACAGGGCTTGCACAGGGTATTTTAGATTCACTGCCAATCCTCATTGAAGCCCTGCCGCAGATAATCATGGGAATCGTGGATTTCCTCATCGTCGCGATACCGCAGATAATCGAAGCGGGAATACAGCTGTTGACGGCGCTTGTGACGGCTCTGCCGGATATCATTGCGGCAATCGTGGAGGTAATTCCGCAGATAATTGACGGTATAATCAAGGCGGTGATTTCCGCTATTCCGCTTATCATCGAAGCAGGAATCAAGCTGCTCATCGCGCTTGTGCAGAACCTGCCGACAATTATCACGACCATTGTTGCGGCTATTCCGCAGATTATTTCAAGCGTTATTGACGCTGTTATCGGAGCGATTCCGCAGCTTGTTGCGGCGGGCGTTCAGCTGTTTATCGCGCTGATTGAAAATCTCCCGACCATAATCGTGGAGATAGTCAAGGCTATTCCGCAAATCATAGCGGGTATCGTTGACGCATTCGGCGGCTACTTCGGCAAGATGGCGGAGGTCGGTGGCAACCTGCTGAAAGGTCTGTGGCAGGGCATTTCTGACGCGGGCGCGTGGCTCTGGAATCAGATAAGCGGATTTTTCGGCGGCATTGTGGACGGAATCAAGGACTTCTTCGGAATACACTCGCCGTCAAAGCTATTCGCCAATCTCGGCGGCTTTATGGCTGAAGGACTTGGCGAGGGCTTCGGCGATGAGATGAAGGACGTTTCAAAGAGTATGCAGAACGCTATTCCGTCAGATTTTGACCTCGATATGAACGGCACGGTTTCGGGCTTCAACGGAGTACAGACGCAGGCGTTTGATGTAACAATTCCGCTTAGTATTGACGGAGTTCCGCTGACTAAGGTTATATCCCGAATACAATGGAATCAGAACAAGGTGACGGTAAGGAATGCGGGGGCGGTGTGATGGTTGAGATAATCGTGACCGAAAACGGAAATGTTCGTGGTGTGTTTACCCGAGTGATTTCGGCATCGCTGACCGACAGCCTGAACGGAGAATGCACCTTTCAGTTTTCAGTGATTTCCTCAATGGCTTCGGAGATATTCACGGGGCTGGAGGTACGGCTGAAAAGTGATACGCTGAACTACCTTTTCAATGTTGTGAAGGTGTCGAAATCCCTGTCAAACGGCATTGCGATTTGCACTGTGGAGTGCGAGCATAAGTCCTACGAACTTAACAACGATGAATACAAGCTGACTGAATTTGATTTCGAGGGCGCTCCGAGTGAGTGCCTTATTTCTTTGCTGCAAGGCACTTCACTGACCGCAGGAATATGCGACCCGACCGTTCCGATAAAGCTGAAAATCAACCGAGAATGTACTCGCAGGGCGGCTCTTATGCAGCTAATTGCGCTCTGCGGAGGAGAAATCGAGTACAATGGAGGGGAAATAAATATTCGTTCTCACAGAGGTTCGCAGGACTACATCGGCATTATGGACGGAAAAAACGTGTCCGACCTCACAATGGAAACCGACAGCCGTTCCGGTACTACAAACTACGGCCTGACGCTGTACAAGAACGTCAATTTCTCGGTCGGCGATAATGTTCAGATAGTGTTCCACCCGTTCAATCTCAATGTGAACACACGCATAATCGCCATGAGTTTCAATCCGTACAACCGCCGTGAGATTTCCATCGAGGTTGGAGATTACAGACCGAGCATTTCGGACAATCTCTATCAGATGGAGCAGAAAACGAACGAGATACGCAAGGACGTGGGCGAATCCACTGCGGAGTTGAAAACCGCAACAAACAGCGCGGATATTTCGGTTACGGAGAAATCACAGCGGCTGTTCCGCATTACTTACAATGCGATTCAAGTGACATACGCGGCGTTCTGTTCGACCGTGAAATTCGTGATTTCAGCCGCAGGAACGCTTGCATTTATTCTGAAAAAGAACGAAAACGAGGTCATGCGGTATGAGGAGTATTTCAGCGAGGGAGCACACACAAAGACCTACACCTACCCATTCACATCTGAAGTTGGACAGAACACCATGTCGTTGAGCGTGGTTTCGGCTGACGGCGCAGAGGGTAAATTCCCGAAAATGCAGACCTGGGGCTATGTAATGGGCGCTTATCTCGCCGGAGATACTCCGTGGGACGGCTACATCGAAACCCGCGAGGACGAGTTTCATTTTACTATGCGTAGAACCGTCAGAAAGTCGCTTGTTCGTACATCGGATACTCTGCTGTTTGAGATACTCAAGTCGCACAAATTCAAGTTCAGCGAAACTATGCCCGCTTTTGTTAAGCGTGAAAGAAACAGAAAAACGCTTGAACCCACCATCAGAGCGGTATTCCCTGACGCATGGAGTCCGAAAATAATCACACCGCCGCCAATAACCGTAGTGAACGTATCGAACAGAAAGCTGTATCTTGAACTGCGAAATCCCGTCAAGGCTGATGAAATAGCGGTTTCTGCGTTCACAATGATAGTCACCACCGAAAAGGAAACTGTACGCTTGCAGCCGATTTCTGCTGACTTCGGTATCGGCGATTTCGGCAGTACGATTTGGCTTGCGTTCGGAAGTTCCGTGATGAAAGACAGTGTTCAGAGCATTACTTTGCTGTATGACGGAGATGTCGGTAATCTGACTGATGTGCTGAATAACGCGCCGTGTAACGGCTTCCAGACATCGTTTATTTACACACCGTATGAGGAGGAAGAAACATGATAAAAGGACGTGCGACCATTCAGCTTTTTGATGAAAAGACAGGCGAGGTAGTTCGTGAACTGCATGAGGAGAACATGATAACCAACGCAGTGGATACGATTCTCAACCCGCCCGATTACATCGAAATCGGCATGGATTCCGACAACGACCGCAGCTTTAATATGCTGCGTGATTTTGCGGGAAACATTGCCGATACCGCGTTCCGTGGAATAATCGTCTGCCGCGATAAAATCCCCGAGGACGGCAACAATATGATGCTCCCGTGGACGAACGAGGAGATAGGTCACGCAGGAATCGCCAACACGAACACGGATACAAGCATAGGCACTTACAATGCCAACGAAAGTGGTCGCATTGAGAACGGCAAGGGCTACCGCCATGTGTGGGACTTTGCTTCGGACAAGGCGAACGGCGAAATCAGCTGTATCTGCCTTACCACCAAGGACGGCGGCACAAACGGAATGCACCATTCCTACTGGAATCTGTCCTGCGGAGGAACTGACCTTAACAGCAGTTCTCTGGATTCGTTCAAGCAGGCATATCACACTATTGTCGGGCGGTATATTCCGGATTCGCAGTTCAACTGCGGGGTTTTCAAGTGGTTTTACATGGGCAGGCTGACGAATGGAAATGTGCGGCTCCTCGGAAAGCATATCCATGACGGGTGCATTTATGAGGTCGTTATGTTCGACCCCATGTCCATAAGCGTAAGCGCGGAAAAGCCGTTCTGCGGCATTATAAGCGTGAAGAAAGTCATAGAGCTGTTTCCGGCTGCGGAGCGTATTCCTAATTCGACCTATGATAACAGCTATCATCATGGCGGCTATTTTTATGACTGTAACACTACAAATGCGGACTATGTACCGCAGGAAGAAAAAGAAAAGCTGCGGCAGGATTGGGAGAACAACCCACAGTGGCTTGCGTTTTTTCCGTATGTTATCGGTGATAAGATACATATTGTTGCGACCTCACGCTGCCATATCCATCACTATATTTTCAGTCTGTCCGACTACTCGCTGGTTTCAAAGAAAACCATCGAAACCGACACTCTGCTCCAGACGTATGGCGTAGGCTTTAAGTATGAGAGAATCAGCAATTCTTCATCGCAGTACAGATGGTTTTACGGTGCGGGTGTGAACGGAGATTACTGCAATGCTCTAAGCGCCTTTGAGTGGGACGATAAGTACTTCGTCATTACTAAATATCCGCTGATAGACGGGAAAGAAGCGACAGGAACAAACAACTTCGGGCAGCTGCGTGTGTTCACAAAGGACGGCAAATCCACGGGCAAGACATGGCAGTATGTCGCTGACGGAACGCTCTCTAACATGACGGCGGCGAGCTTCTGGGGATTTTATGTTGACGAAAAGACGAACACTCCGCTTGTGATTTGCGATAGCTGCAACATTTCCTATTCGGTGCTTGCCCTTGAGATAATCAAAAGCGGAGAGGATTACGGCAGATACAGAATGAGGTTTTCTGCGCCCACCTATTCAAGCAGCTACCTGTATTCGTATGCAAATATACTCAAAGTCGATGGACTTAGTCTGCCGCTGTATATTCTGCCGTACTATCCGTATTCAAGCGGCAGTCAGCATTTCTTCGGCTTTGCGCTTGGGATATGCAAGCTGTGCCTTACCACAATAAACAATCTGTCCGAGCCGGTGCGAAAACTGGACGGGCAGGTCATGAAAATAACTTACGATATCGTTGACGAACGATTGGAGGGTTTATTATGAGAGAATTCTGGAACACAATTCAGCTTATTTTTACGGCGGTCGGCGGGTGGCTCGGCTGGTTTCTCGGAGGGAGCGATGGGTTGCTTTTTGCGCTTATTGCCTTTGTGGTTATCGACTACATAACCGGAGTGATGTGCGCAATCTCGGACAAGAAGCTGTCAAGCGCAGTCGGGTTCAAGGGTATCTGCAAGAAAGTGCTCATTTTTGCTCTGGTGGGCTTGGGGCATATTCTTGATACTCGGGTTATTGGTGCAGGTTCTGTTCTGCGCACTGCGGTGATATTCTTCTATCTGTCGAACGAGGGTATTTCACTGCTTGAGAACGCTGCGCACCTGGGTTTGCCCGTTCCGAAGAAGCTGAAAGATGTGCTTGAGCAGCTGCATAAGCGCTCGGAAAAGGAGGACGATGATGAAGATTAAAGGCGTTGATTTAAGCTACTGCCAGGAGGGCATCAGCTTTCCTGCGCTGAAACAGGTGGGTGTGAAGTTTGCGATTATCCGTGCAGGCTTTTCCACGAAGAAAGATGTTACTATGGATAAGTTCGTGGTGGACTGCAAGAAATACGGCATTGACTACGGATTTTACTGGTACAGCTATGCTATGAGTATCGAGCAGGCACAGGCAGAAGCCGAAAAGTGCATTGAGGTAATCAAGAACTTATCTCCGACATATCCCGTATTCTTCGACATGGAAGAGAAAAAGCAGATCAGTGGTCTGAATACGGACACACGCACAAAGATGGCTATTGCTTTCTGTGAAAAGATAAGGCAGGCGGGATTAAAGCCCGGAATATATGCAAATCCGTCTTTTATGGAGAACTATTACGACAAGAACAGGATCATCGGCAAGTACGACATCTAGCTTGCCCACTGGACTAACAGCCCCAATTGTCCGTCAAAGTACAGCTACGGTCAGACTATGTGGCAGTGGGGACTTGACAGAATAGACGGATACGATGTTGACGGGGATATATGCTTTTTCGATTATGCAAAATCCGCTCACGAAAAGAAAACCGTTGATGAACTCGCCGATGAAGTTATTGCCGGCAAGTGGGATAACGGTGCGGAGCGTGAAAGATTGCTTACTGCCGCCGGATACGACTACAATGCGATTCAGAAAAGAGTCAATGAAAAGCTATACAGGAAAACTACCGATGAGATTGCAGTTGAGGTTATTGCGGGTCTGTGGGGGAATGGAGCCGAACGAAAGGAAAAGTTGACTGAAGCCGGGTATGATTATTCGGAGGTGCAGAAACGTGTAAATGAAATGCTCAGATAA